GCTGAGCATCACGAACATTGATTCAGAAGAGCTTACCGAAGCGGCGTTCACCGTGAACGTCGCCGAGAGTTAGGAGAAAACAAATGGCACGAAACGGATTCTTCGGCGTGAAGAACTCGCATTTCGCGATCTGCACCGACGAAGACGCGCTTACCTACGAAGACCCCGTGCACGTCGCGGGCACCGTCGCTATCAGCATGGAGCCTACAGTTGAGACGGCAACGAGCTACGCCGACAACGAACCGTGGCTTGACAAGCAGCAGGACAAC